AGTAACAACAATCGTACCTACTTTAAGTGATCCAACAAAAGTGGTGCAAGCAAAAGCAGAGCTTACAATAGCTAGAGCTCAATTTGATCAGGAAAGAGCAAAGGCTTTTAACGCTTATGCACGTCAAAACAAAAACGCAACTTACTTTGATTTTGAAAGTGATCCTAATAGTCCATATCAAAAATTATGGAATGATTACAGAAACCACACTGCTGATATAGCAGACTCATATAGCACGAGCGGAGCAAAAACAAAAAGAGATGTAAATGTAATGTCTACAAAATCAACTTCGCCTAAAAAAGGTGGAAGTCTTTGGGAATCTATACAAAGAGCTAAAGAGGCAGAATAACTATGGAAATGGATTTCACAAAAGTTGAGCTTAATAAAGAACAAAAAGCTAATGCGTTCTTAATTGGCTCTAAAGCGCAAGAAATGGGTATTGATCCTGATCTTGCATTAGCTTTTGCTTGGCGTGAAAACAAATTTCAAACTAAAGGCAAGTCACCAAAAGGGGCTACAGGTGTTATGCAAGTTATGCCTGCTAATGCTAAAGCTTATGGATACGCGGTAGAAGATTTACAAGATCCAAATCATAATATTGATATTGGATTAAAAATATTCAAAGAAAATCTTGATATGTTTAACGGCAATGAACGCGTAGCGCTTGTTGCTTATAATGCTAATCCTAATATAGCTAAACGCTATTTAAAAAATGGTGAAAAACCTGAATCTCTTCCTGAAGAAACTAAAACCTATTTAGAAGACATTCATTCTATTAGGCCTCTTGTTATATCTGATGCAAGTGCTGAAGAAGATACTGTATTCAAACGTCCAACAGTAGGAAGTTCTGAAACTAATTATTTCCCAATGGATGAAAAAGACAAACCAAGAGAACCAACATGGTTTGAAGAGCATCCTGCTTTAGGTGGTTTCGCAGCAGGTTTTGGTTCGGGAACGCTCGAGCAATTCTATAACTATGCACAAAAATCAGGTGATAAAAGAGCTATTGCAAGACTTGAACAAGAACTTTTAAAATCAGGCGATCCAAGATTGGGAACTATTAAAGATGAAACTACAGGTCTTCAAAGAATGCGTGGATTTAACGAGCCTACGCATTACACCGCACAACAAGCTAAAGCTAATCAAGAATTAATTGAGAGATTAAAACGAGGTCAAATTGTTGGCGATGAAAATCCTTTATTAAAAGCAGGTCCAATGACGTCTTCGCCAGGTGGCATTTTAGTCAAGCCTGAAGCTCTTTTAAAAGAAGAGCCACCACTTACAGAGACACAAAAATTTGCTCGTAAAGTTGCAGACAAAATACCTGGCTATAGAAGATTTGCACCAAAAGTTGCGTCTGTTGCTAGGGGTGTTTCAGAGGGCGCTTCAAAAGCTATGTCTAAGTTTGCTCCTATTTCAACAGGATTAACAGGTCTTGGAGCAGGAATTGCTTTTGATACAGCAGGAGAAAGATTTAGAAGGGGTGATATTAAAGGTGGTTTATTATCCTCTGCTACAGGGGTTGCTAATACTTTGGCTACACAACCATTTTTTCCTTATGCTAGAGGATTAGGAGCTGTAACATCTGTTCCTTTAGATATAGCAAACGCTATGTATGAACCATCAGACGTTGGTGAATACTACAAAAGCGTCACTAAACGCTTCCCGCCAAAAGATTAAAGCTCTTTAGGGTCAAACCCGTAAATAGAAGCTATCTTAGCAGTCCAAGCTTTAAATGTTTTATCGTGTTTTTCATAATAAGATTTTCCTTCCAAATAGAGTAACATGTGTACCATTTCATGAAGGATAGTCTTACATATATTTTCAAAATGATCTTGTCTTGCTAATGATATGGTGATGGTATGTGGCTCAGGGATGTATTCACCAAGAACATCTTCTCTATCTGAGATAATCCATATAATCTTTGAAGCTTTAGGCATTTCAATCTTGTCGAACGGAGGTAGTTTGCAAAGCAATGTGTAAATAGCCTTGCAGTGCTCTTCTGTTCTTAGAACTGTCATGTCTTATAAAACCTCCAAGGTGTATTCATTCCCGATTTAAGTTTTGGCGGTAGCTTAACTAAGCCTATAGACTCAAGATATTCAAGTTTATGGTTATGGATGCCTGTAGCTAATTTTATGCGATTACGGGTTGTATCTTGATACTTTTCCATATAATCGTTAATTATTTTTGCTAACTCTTCATCAGATCTTTTTTGCATTATTCAATGTATTTGTTTCGGCAATATGACAGTTTGGCTATTTAAATGATCTATAAGGTCATCATAGTCACCCTCAGAACCCTCAGAAGCGCTTAACATTCTTAGGCGCGAGTTGATTATAGCACTTAAATCAATTGCATTGATGTCGTGAGCTTGGATTTGATTAGATAAAAATATATCTACATCACTAGCTATTTCAAGTATTTCTTCGTCTGTCATCATCTTGTGTTGAACTTACCCTCTTCGAAACACTGTAAATGGCTTTTGATAAAAAGGCGCGGACGCACCTCTTCCCATAATTCACCGTCTACGCACTTGATGCGTTTGTCTTTGAGTGGCTTCGGTTCAAATTTATTGATTGTGATGTCCACACTTACAAGCATCATAGTGGTAACGGCTACAGTTCCTATGATAGCAAAAATCCATTCTTTATTGGTCATTATATTTCACCTCCAATGACTAGACATTAGTAGAAAATATGGTTATTGATAACTACTTTAATTGGTTTGCGATGAGCCCATACGGGCTTTGGAATTGATTTTTCATGAAAGTAATTGGCTCCTTTCGATGTGTCGTGCACTTTAAACGACATGATTTTTTGTGCAAGTAATATAAATGGTCTCAGTTCGTAAGAGCCACGCTCGGGTGGTTTTATCTTACCGTACCAAGAAAACTGATAAGGTCTTGACATCTCTGCACAAACTCTTTTTGCATTAAAGTCAGCGCGACGATACAAGACCATCCCTACGGCAATTTGACCTGCTTGAGGCTCGCCGCGTGCCTCCATGAACATTGTCTGCGCCAAACATGTGAGCGCTAGAGTTTCTATCATGATTACCTCCTTTTAAGGGCTCTTTGCGTGAGAGCTTACTTGTTATCCTCCAAGACTCTTGCGATGTCTTTATTCATAGAGCTTACAATTTCCACGCATCGAGCATGCTCATTCAATCTAGCTTGATCATAGATCACAGCTTCAATCTTGCGAGCGTATTCAATGATGTCTAATGGCTCACCTTGTGGATCAGTATATAAGCCGTTAGGATCATTGTTGTTACAATAAAAATATATCTGCTTTATTAAATTTTCGTCAAGCATAACGTCTCCTTTATTTATGTTTATTCTTTAATTGCCAAAATTTAAGCAACGAGCAAAACATGTCAAAACCACGCTCCAAATCTTCCTCACTCCATTCGATTATTTTGCAGAGACCTGCTGTGTTTCTTGAGACGAAAATGTTGGCACATCTTGCTTTAGGTATGCCGAGCCCTACTCGATACGCAGATAATTGCATCAAGTGTTCATCATAGGCTATCACATCCTTAGGATCTGTAAAGTCTTTTGTCTTAATATCGACCACAATACCGTTGCCAACAGGGTCATTTGTTGCGTGTAAGTCACATTTTCCTGCAAAACCAAGCTCATGACCAAAAGAACGCTCAGCAATCCATGCAATCCTTCCATATTGCTCTTCTAACGCACGAACGCATCCTTGGGTATGTTCTTGGTACTTATTATGAGATCTGCCCTCAAAAAACGATTCTATAGCTGTATGGATGTCAGTACCTAGATTAGCGGCGTCCCTACCTTGTTGTTTAGAATCTTGAATGATTCTGTCAATATAGTCTTGTTCTGACTCGCCTTCTCTTTTTGTAGAGGTTAAAGCCGCCATTAAAACTTGTGTTTGCATCCATGCTACCAATGCAGGTTTAGCCGCGACACCTAAGATAGTAGTCACAGAAGGAACTAAGTCCATAGTTCTAGCGTCTCTTAGGGTAGTATTACGCTCGTTACCGTTCTTACCTACAACTGTATACTGAGGTATACCATCCCTTGTGTACCAATGATTTGATTCTGACGCTCGAATTTTTGGTGGTTCTGATGCATAAAACAAGCTTTTCTTTTCTTCTGACATAATTATCCTTTAATTAAATTTGGCATATGCGCCATGAGCTTCTTTTCTAATTTTGTTTAAAAATTGAATAGCTTCCTTTTTAGCGGTTAAAGGAAAGCATTTACGAATACGCTTGTAATCATTTGAAATGGAAATTCTATAGCAACTATACATAGCTCCTTTTTTGCTTTTAAATTTTGCTATTTGCAATCCCTTAATTCCCGTTTTATTATTTTTTGAAATTACTCGATTGTGTTGATTTTGACTAAAAGTTGCTATCCTTAAATTTTTAATTTTATTATTTAAAATATTTCCATCAATATGATCAATTATTGTTGGCATATACTTATGATGGTATAACCATACAAGTCTGTGTGCATAATACTTTTTATTGTCAAAAGTAACTGCAACATATCCGTTGTCTTTTACATACCCTGCTTTACTATTAATCGGAGCATTAGGCCTTCTAACTTTCCAATAAAAATTTCCATTTTTGTAATTAAAAAGTTCATGCAAGCGCTGATATAATTTTTCTTGACTTTTCACTAATTATCTTTCAGTTAAAAATCTGTTAAGTTCTTTTGAATAAAACTCTATCTTTCCTGCATCTTCACTTGATTCACCTTTAAGACCTATGCGACTTGTGTATTTAAAAATATTGCCACGCAAGTAACCAACATATTCTTCAGGTGAAAGCTTTGCCTTGATATACACTATGGTTTCTATACCTCCATGAGTGTAGTGAGGTGGGTGATTGATCATGTCAGGTTTTGGCTTGTTTTTATTTTCTCTATCTATTTCCAAATGTCTCTCCCTATGGTGATGTTGACATAACCACACCACATCAAGTGGCTTACTGTAATCTTCATGATGAGCTACTACATGCTTTGTAGTGCCACACCTTTCACAGGGTTGCCTAATTAATTTGCCTTTTTGAATTGCATAATTAACATCTTGATGTGCTTTTTGTTTTAGTTTATTTTCTTGAAGCCAAAACTTTTGGTGAGGTGCAACTTGTTTAAAAGATAATAATTTTTTCTTTCCTCTATTCTCATTAACTTTTTTTTGATGGCAAGCTTTACACTGACCACACAACCCATCTTTATTAATGGCTGACTTGTAGAAATCTGTAGTGGGCTTTGTTTCATAGCATCCACTACAAATTTTTACAAATTTTATGGGTTGTTGTTCAGAGTTATTTGCGTCTGACGCAATAATTGTCATGGTTAGAACGGCAAGTCGCTTTCCATATCATCAAAATTTGCGCTAGATGCAGAACTTGATAATGTTGATGGACCACCATGTAAACGTTCCCATTCAGGCGACTTTCTGATTTTGTCTTTTAAACCTTCAGAGAATGATTCAAACAATGCCATGTCAGCGTCATCAATTGAGAAAATCTTTAATTCATTTTTACCCTCAGGCAAACCGTTTTTCTTAATTGTAAGTGGTACAGGGTTGATGTTTGCAATATTGGTATAAGTTCTACCGTTTGATTCATTTTCAGACACAGTAATCATTGCCCACTGACCTAAAACATTTTTAAGTTCAAAACCATTTTTTTCTTCAGGTGTAAATGGCTTTCCTCTCCACGTTTCTAAATCTTTACGCAAAGTTGCTTTATCAGCTAACGACACAGTAAATGTTTTTGATACAGTCATTGGATCACCATTGCTTGTGACTAATGGATTTCCTTCTGCATTTTCTGAATGAACTTCAAACTGAAACATAGCACGATGTACATGTTTTACATTACCCATGTATGTTGATTCTTGAGTTCCTAAATCTACAATCCTATAACACCTAGCAAGATGCATGCCAGGCGGTACAGGAATAAAACTACTTCCTTCTTCTGCCTTCGCTACTAATCCCATATTATTCTCCTAAATTTGTATTAAATGTTACGTCTCTAAATTGACCGTCGGATAATCCGCATTCAAAGCGAATCATATTCCAATCGTCAGGTGTCGCTATACCACTTACAGCCCGACTCAATGCTTCAATCAGCATTTGTTGTCGTTCTTGATGAGCCTTTTGCCATTCAGCTTGCCTATAATCATATTCATAGCCATCCATAAAAACCTCCTATGATAAAGCCAATTAAAATGATCACACAAACTATCACAACCAACATATCAGGTGTCAATTGAAATCTATTGACAGGTTTATATTTTTGTGCAAGCAATGCTCTCTGTAACTTATAAGCGTCTTTATCTATACGAGCTTCAAAAGGTTCTTGATAGAGCAAGCCTATTTTGATACCTGCCTTAGTCATATAGGGTGGCGTTTTCCTGTACTTTTGATCATCCGTTTTCATTCTCTTTCCTCTCTAAAAGTATTTGAGTGAAAACAGAATATAACATAATTTAATTATTTGTTGCAATCTTTTTTTTAAGTGTGTAATATCGAGTTAATTTTAGAAAAGGAGATAAAATGCAACTAAAAGAGTATTTTCAAAACAAACCGCACGGGAGCAAGGCTGACTTTGCTAAAAGCCTTGGCGTGACTAAGACTTGGCTTTCGTTGATTTTAAATGGAAGCAGACAACCTAGCATACATTTATGTATTGAAATAGAAAGATTAACAAAAAGAAAAGTAAAAAGAAAAGATTTAAGACCTGATTTTTTTATTGGAGCCTAATATGCATTTCTATCCACACAACATTGCTGACTACAGGAAGGACACACGATTCCTTACTAAGTTACAGCATTGGGCTTATCGCGAACTGTTAGACGAATATTATTTAAGTGAACAGCCAATTACTAATAATGAAAAAGATTTATTTTGGAGAATGGGAGCAACAACCGATGAAGAACAACAAGCTATTAAAACTGTGCTTAATGGTTTCTTTGAGCAAACTGAAGATGGTTTTATTCATAAACGCTGTGATGTTGAGATTCAAATTTATAAGGGCATTGCTGAGAAAAGATCACGCGCAGGCAAGGCTTCGGGTAAGAGTCGTAGAGGTGAAACGAACACATGTTCAACACATGTTCAACAAAACGAAGATGGTGTTCAACAAACCAATACCCAAGAACCAATACCTAAGAAACAAATAAATACACCTGACGGTGTAGATGTAAATGTATGGAATGATTATTTAAAAGTTCGTAGAGCTAAAAAATTACCTATGACAGAAACAGCTCTTAAAGGTATTAAGTCAGAAGCAGACAAAGCGGGTAAGAGTTTAAACGAAGCTATCACTATATGCTGTGAAAATAATTGGGTTGGATTCAAGGCTGAATGGCTTGACAAGTTTAAAAAAGAAGAAGTGATTACAAGGTTCCCAGGCAAATGATTGGCATACAAGAACTCATCGAAGTTAAAAAAGATTTCATTCCTGAGATCATTGAGGTTTATGTAGGCGATGACTCTGATCAGCACTTTGCTAAAGAATGGCATAAGTACAGAGAAACTATTGAGTACCCATCTATTGTGATTGAGGACAAAGACAACCTGCATAATGTGGATTGGAGATTTGCTTTTAAGTCAACAGTATTTATTCGTGGCAATGATACAGACAGAATGATTAAAGTTTATGAGTTAATTAATAAGTGCATGCCCGAAAGAATTTTTATATTTCACAATGAAAAAAATCATACAGAAATCATAGACAGCAAAGGATTGTTAAGTGGAATTATTGAATAGTGAAGAGATAGATTTTGAGCAGTACTTAAAGCTCACTGAAGCTCACATGAAAGTTAAAGATGTGAGTGTGTTTATTGATGAGCTTAAAGAAGACACAGCTAATCCTGTAGTGGTTAAAAAAGTTAACATGCCTTGGTCTAAAACAATTAATGAGTTTGATTTTAGAAGTGGAGAGGTAACTCTATACGCGGGTGGTAACGGCGGTGGTAAGAGTTTAATCACAGGTCAAATTGCATTGGGTTTAATTAAACAAGATCAAAAGGTTTGCATTATGTCGTTCGAGATGAAACCAAAAAGAACCATCATGCGCATGACAAGACAATTCAGTGGTGTTGATTTAGAGAATCCTTTTATGAAGGACAAGGTAAATACAATCAATGGCTACTACGAAAGATTAAAGAAATTTTCCACGGGTAAGCTTTGGTTATATGACCAACAAGGTACCACAAGCGCTAAACAAGTTATATCGGTTGCAAGATACTGTGCTGTTGAATTAGGTATCACGCATATCTTTATCGACTCTCTTATGAAGTGCGTATCAGGTGAAGATGATTATAATGCGCAGAAAGCTTTTGTCGATGAGTTGACAGCATTGGCGCGCGATCATAATGTGCATATACATTTAATTCATCACATTAGAAAACTTGAGAGTGAAGAGAAGATGCCTAACAAGAATGACGTCAAAGGTACGGGAGCTATTGCAGACCAAGTGGACAATGTCTTGCTTATGTGGCGTAACAAGAAAAAAGAGCGCATGATTCGTGGCAATGAGGAAATCAAGGGCGTGCAACCTGATGCTATGCTTATGTGTGAGAAGCAACGTAACGGTGAATCAGAAGAATGGTATCAACTTTGGTATCACAAAGACAGCCAACAATTTGTTGAAGATGAAGAAGCTGTACCTATGGCTTTTGATGCTACAGGTCCGTTTTGATGGTTGACAAAGGTAACATGAGCAGGGAATTCCTTTATCAGTGTTTGGTTCGAGATGTTATTAAAAAAAGAATTGCTGATAGAGATAAGGCTTTTGAGTTTTTGGGTCGGTGGGATATGCACCACAAGAATTCAAAATTAAGGGAAGATGTTTTATATCAATGGAATAAAGGCAACCGTGGAAAGGAGGGTGAATGGTATGACTAATGAAGTAAATAAGCAGTTGATTGACGCATTAGAAGCAATGTGTGAATTGTATATTCCTGAAGATGAAAGTCTTGAGAATGATGCAGTGGCAGGTTACGCAATGAATATTTTAGAGACAGCTAAGAAAATTGAAACTGACTATAAAAATAATCCGCTTCCTGAAGATGATGTATGGGACTTGGTTAAGGATATTAATCCCCACGATCCAATGTATCCAATAAATTTTGCGAGAGCAGTCGAACGTAAACATGGCATAGGAGCCTAGTGATGACAGAAGAAAAGAAAGACCCAAAACTTGTTATGGATGACAAGACAGGATTGTTTTCGTTTGAAAAAGAAACAATCACTATCGAGGAACATAACGAAGAGATGCTAAAGACAATGACTGAGTTTGCTGAAGTTGTTGAGTTATCTATTTTAAGAGAGCGTGACGCATGCGCTAAGGTTGCGCTCGAACATAATAGTGAAACAATTGCTAAAGCTATTCGTGAACGCGTGCCTGCACAAAGCACGACAATACAATGATAGAGCTCGAGTTACCATTTCCGCCGTCAGTCAATACCTATTGGAGAAATTTCAACGGTCGCATGTTGATAAGTAAAAAAGGTAGAGAGTATCGACAGCTTGTTGCTGATCAGGTTCTACTACAAAAAGGTGCAAAGCATTATTTTGGAAAAATTAAAATGACTATAGAAGCATGGAGACCTGACCAAAGAAGAAGAGATTTAGATAATCTTTTGAAGGCGCCACTTGATGCATTGACCCATGCAGGGGTTTATGTTGATGATCATTTAATTGTTGATCTAAGAATATTTTGGGCAGACGGTAAGGGCGGAAGAATTAAAGTTAAAGTAGAGGAGATTAAGGAATGAGCGAAGTAAGAGATCCGCATAAAGCAGTTGAATACATTTTAAGGAACGCTAAAGCCCACGCAAAAGCTAAAGCAGAACGCAATTACTTAGAAGAGTATCGTAAGTCATTAAAAGCAATGTTGATGAAACAATGTTTAGAAACAGCTATTGGCGCACAAGAGCGTGAAGCCTATGCGCATCCTGAGTATCGAGCATTGCTTGATGGTATTAAAGTTGCTATGGAAGAGGAAGAAAAGTTACGTTGGGATCTGATTGCCGCGCAAGCGTCAATTGATATTTGGAGAACAGAACAGTCTAATTTAAGAGCTGAAGGGAAGGTAACTATATGACACAACAACCAATGAATGATGTTGAGTTGCGTGAGTATTACACATCATACACACTCAAGCATGGTATCAATTTAGACTTTAACAAGTTTGTATTTTTAGTGCGTAGCATTGAAGAGCATCATGACATTTATCAAGATTTAGCGGCACAAGATGCACTAGAAAACATTGAACATCAAATTATCGCTAGAGCATGTCGCAATGGCGTATGTGAGGATTAATTATGAGTGAACTATTAACAATTTTTTTGTTTTATAAATTGGAAGCTGATTTTATTTGGTGGGCTTTACTTGCTATTGTCTTTGCTACAGAGTTCGTGTTGGCATATCGAAAACATTTAAGAACATGGAAGCAAAGAGTCAATAGGAATGACTAAGGATGAAAAGAAACACTTGGATCTTCTTAGTCAGCTTGGTTGCGTTGTATGTTCAAGGCTTGGCTACGGAGAGACTCCTGCAGAAATACACCACCCACGTAAAGGTACAGGGCTCGCATTACGCGCATCCCACTTTGACGCAATTCCGTTATGTCCCGAGCACCATAGAGGACAGAGTGGAGTGCATGGTATGGGAACCAAAGGGTTTGCTAAGCACTACGGGTTTGACGAATCCGACTTACTTGAAACCACCAAAATACTTTTGGATCAACTAAAAAAGAATATTATAGGGGCTTGACAAGTGTTTAACTTTGTGTTATACTTGTATTTAGATCAATATCGATCTATTTAGAAAAGGAAAACGAATCATGGCAAGAGTACTAGTGAATCATCATCGCAATGTAGCGATTGAAGTAAGCCGTAAAGATAAATGGACAACGCTTATTACAGGATGGCTTCCACATAAACGCGTCAAGATGCTTAACAGTGACGTTGACAAAGAGTGGGAAGAGTTCCTTGGGTACGATGTCAAGAAGGTTGCAAAGCGTTTCATGAAGCCTGTCAATGGTTGGGTTGAAGACACAGCTATGGACGATCTCAAATCAATTGTGAAGGGAGCGTAGCATGACTCGATTAGAACTAATAGCAAAAATTGTAAGGGAAATGACTCAGGATTTAAAAGAAGATAACGACCGCGCAGAAGAGATAGAACAACAGCGCGAGGCGCAAAAGAAAATGGATGACGATGAGATTCATTGAATTGTTTGCAGGTATTGGTGGCTTTCGCTTAGGGTTAGAACGCGCAGGTCACCAATGCGTTTGGTCGAATGAGATCGAAGATAAAGCGCGTCGCATATACGAACACAATTACAAGGACACTCCCGATGGAAGAGACGTTAGAGATATTGAGCCCGATGAAATACCCGAAGCAGACCTCCTTGTTGGAGGATTCCCATGTGCAACTTTCTCCGTCGCAGGTCGACGTACAGGTTTCTCTACAGACGATACAAGAGGAACTCTCTTCTTTGAAATCTGCAGAATTGCTAAAGCAAAACGAATACCGTATCTTTTCCTTGAGAACGTCAAAGGATTGCTTAATCACGACAATGGAAGGACTTTTGGAGTCATCCTCGCTACGTTGGATGAACTTGGGTATGACGTTCAATGGGAATGTGTTAACAGCAAAAATTTCGGAGTCCCGCAGAATCGGGAACGAGTTTTTATTGTCGCAAATCTTAGAAACAGAACCCGACCAAAAGTATTTCCTATCGGAGAGTGCTATGCAACGGATGGTGAACCGTGCACAGAAACACAAGGAGAAGGGGAACGGGTTTCAACAAACTATTTACCAACGCTCGACGCACACTACTATAAAGGCGGTGGAACTCGGGCAGTCATCGACGAATCAGCAGGACATGTTCGAACAACCCAATGGAGACGAACACACTTCCGAGATATAAAAGGCGACTACACGCCAACGCTCACAGCTAACATGGGTACGGGTGGTAACAATGTACCGTACGTTGAAGTCAAAGCTGTGCTCACACCGCAACGCGAAGAGAAAAGACAAAACGGTCGACGCATCAAAGAACACAATGAGCCATCATTCACAATCACAGCACAAGACAGACATGGAGTGCTTGTCGGTCAGAAGTTAAGAAAGCTTACACCGCTTGAATGCGAACGGTTGCAGTCGCTCCCTGATGATTGGACGAAGTGGTATAGCGATGGTTCGCTTGTATCAGATAATCAACGTTACGAGCGCTGTGGCAGAGCAGTAACAATTAATGTCATTCACGAAATAGCAAAGAGGCTACCACTATGAAGTCATGGACGTTTGAATCAAGAGAAGTTGCAGACAAGTTCGATAAACATGTAAGGGAACAGCTCCCTTGGTATGACATGCTGACAGACGCTGTTGTTTATATCACGCGAAACTATTTGACTGAAGGTAATCGAGTTGTTGACATCGGCGCATCGACAGGCAATCTATCAAAGAAACTTTTACCACTTGCAAATGAGCGAAAAGGTAAAGTGTTAGCAATAGAAAAAAGTTTGCAAATGATTTGTAAGATGGATGACATGGAAGATGTAGGCGTTATTCATGGAGACATCACTGACATCGATATACCCGAAGCACAAGTCTACATTTTATTTTTAACGTTGATGTTTATACCCGTCGACAAAAGACAAAAGCTACTCGATGCACTTGCAGACAAAGTCAAGGTGGGTGGATGTGTGATCATTGTTGATAAGATAAGTGATCACGGTGGATACTTCAGTACAGTCATGAAACGGCTTACATGGAATTGGAAGATACAGCAAGGTGCAGAAGCTGAAGATATTATTAACAAAGAGATGTCACTTGCAGGCGTACAGATCCCGCTAGATAATTATTTGCTCGATGAAGCAAAACAATTTTTTAGGATGGGTGAGTTTGCGGGGTGGGTAATTGAATACTGAAAATATACGAAAAGAATTTACTGAGCACATTATAAATAATTGGAAACCTGAGCACCATGATTTTCGAATAAAAAAAGATGGGGAGTATTGGAGTTGGGCTATGCAGGATGCATGGGATATTTGGAAAGCTTGTCATAAATTTTATATGGAGATAAAATGATTTTACTTACAGAAAGAGAAAGACAATTATTAAAAGAGTCAGCAAGCAACATAAGCGTGCATGCATTTCAGAGGTTAGTACCTCATCAAAGGCGTGCGTATTGGGAGACACTTGATCGCGCTATTCATTCGATCATGGTGACACACCCTGAAGCATTCAATGAAAAAGCCATAAAGGATATGCATGAGAAAATGAAAAACAAACAAGCTTACGCGAGGTATTAATGGCAACGCAGACAACACACAAAAGCAAACGACACGCCAACCCTATGCAAACAAGGAACGGCAAGCCTAGGCTCAAGGCGTTTGATTTAAAAGAGCTCTATGCCTTATTAGAAAAGACTGAAAAGGGTAAGAAGCGCCATAAGATAGCTAAAGAGATCGCTAGAAAAACTAGCATAGGTTAATGGTTTTCTTGATGCGTACGATAAAGCGTACGGTACATAATACGATCATACACACGGTGTGTATAACTTTTAAAAGGATAATATTATGTGGACAACTCCATCAGCTACAGAAATGAGATTCGGCTTCGAAGTAACTATGTACGTTATGAACAAGTAAGTTACATTCGCAGGCTTATCGACAGCCTATGTGATTGTATTTAAGGGGAGCTTCGGCTCCCTTTTTATTGCCTATTTTTTAAGCAGTTTATTAAGCAATATCCATGCCAACTCCCCTCAAAACTGTCATAAATATTTCATAAAAATAATTGATTTAGGCCATTGCTTTTTGTAATCGTTTAATTTATAGTTATATCACTATCAATTGATAGCATTTAAACGAAAAGGAAAAAGTATGAAAACATTAGAAAAAACAACACAAGTAGACACATTAGGTTTACTTTTAGCTCAAATCGCTGAACTAGAATCAAAAGCTTCAGCAATCAAACAAGCCCTCAAAGAAGATGGTGCAGGCGTATACGAAGGTTCAATGTTCAAAGCCAACGTCATCGTAGCTAACCGTTCAACAGTTGATTTCAAACAAGTATTCGCAGAATGCTCAGTACCTGCTGAAGTTATTGCTCGCAATACTAAAGCACAAGAAATCGTAACCGTTAAATTAACTTCAAGATAAGGGGATGACTATGAAAACAGTACCATTCGCAGAATTACTTAAAGAAGCTGTAAACAAGGAAGGCATCCTATCAACATGCTACAGCCGATTCCATCAATACAGCATCGGCAATCAGTTATGGTTATGGGATCAAGTTGGTCAACGTGACGAACAGCTAGGCCCCGTTGCAACATACAAAAAATGGTTAGAGCTTGGTCGTCAAGTTAAAAGAGGTTCTAAAGCTTACGCAATGCTTTTGCCTGTAACCGTACCTAAAAAGGATAAGGCAGGCAATAAGATTGAGGGTAAGTTCTCAAAATTCTTTATGCCACGCGAACTATGGTTCACAGTACATCAAACAGAAGGTGAAGATTATGTTGAAGAGACAATCACACCTGAGTGGGATAAGCAAAAAGCCCTCGAGACATTGCTTATCAAACAAACAGACTATGAGTCAGCAGACGGTAACTGCCAAGGTTATGCAAGCTATCACACCTTTGCTGTGAATCCTGTCGCTGTATACCCACACAAAACAACCTTCCACGAGCTTGCTCACATTGTGTTAGGTCATACCACTGAGCACACTATGTCAGACACTGACGTAACGCCACGCGATATTCGTGAAGTAGAAGCTGAGTCAGTAGCATACATTCTATGCTCAATCCTAGGTCTCGATGGTTTAGTTGAATCACGCGGTTACATTCAACATTGGTTGAAAGATAACACTATCGACGACAAGTCAGCGCAAAAGATATTCACTTGCGCTAATACGATTCTTAACGCAGGAAAGGTAGGTGCATAATGCAACTCTACTACGCACTCACTCATAATGAGATGTTTGATCTCGGCATGCATCCTTCAATGGAGCGTGCCGACTACCATGCTGTTGATCAATTCAATATGCACCAATCCCCGAGCGGTTACATTGTTGTCAATCACAGAGAGCTCGAAGCAATTAAAAACTTACTTGAAAAACGTGGCGTTGGAATTTACTAAGGAGAAAAAAATGGAAGCGAAAGACTTAGCAGTGTTAAAGAACTACATCGAAAGCCGTCAAAAGTACGGTTACTCAGACGAAGAGTTGTTTGAGATGCGCGCATCATTCGGAGAAGATGAGACAGTCGTTGACATCTTCACAGGTCAAACGATTGATCTTGGGAGGTCATCATGATTCTCAATAAAGAAGATTTAGCGATCATCAAAGAAGCTTTAGAAAATTATTATTTTACCTTTGATGGTGAGCCTCGTATTCAACAAGACATCGGCGAGACTGAAATCAAGATTGCAACCATGATTGCAGAGAGCGAAAAAAAATAATGGCGCGTCCAACTTATGAAACCGAAGCCGATCTTGAAAACGAGAAACGCGCAAAACAGTTTTTAGAAGAAGCATGGAAGTGTACGCTTAACAAACTACCCTACAAGTATCAGCTTGATTGGATGGCTATGCGTGGTGACAAACCAATGGCATTCATTGAATATAAATTTCGTGAGAATTTGTCGTTCAGTAAATATCCACGCTACATGATTTCACTTGATAAGTGGATTAAAGCTAATCAATTAATAAAAGAAGTTGGCGTTCCGTTTATTATGGTTATCACGTTCACGGAAGGAACTTACTACGGCACATTTCAACATGATGCACCACATAATTTGACATATGGTTTTGGTGGTCGTTATGATCGCGGAGACGCGCAGGACGTGGAACCCATGATATTTTTACCTTTGGATATTTTTAAAAAGCTGATATAATACTGACATGAGTCACCATCACAGATATGTTGGTTTCATTGACGGAGAAAAGATGCGAGCGTTTCATCGTAAAGATGAACTCATGCATTGGTTAAGCGATAAACCCGAAGCGACTTATGTTAAGTATTCAATGAAGCGCGAGAAGAAACCTAAACTTGATTTTGATACATACGAACTAGCGCCTTTCTAAATATAGTTCTTAGTTCTTAGATAATGGTTCTTGGTTGGTTCAACACTTATGTGGTTTTGTTCAACACATGTTAAACATATGTTCAACACTTGTTCAACACATGTTCAATTTCCCCCGAAAAAATCCCCGAAAGAAAATACAAACTAAATACAAACTAAATACAAACACTTCCGAATTATTGTTTGACTTATCCCTATTGTCCGTTTACATTCGTATTCATTATGGTAGATAAGAAGATAACAGAAGCTCATGTAGTGACATCCTATGACGATAAGGTTAAGGATGAATCTACTTTGCAATCCGATGACTGTGTAAAGAGTAAAGGTGGAAGACCTACTAAATACAGTCTTAAGATTGCTTTGGAAATATGTGATCGCATTGCTGACGGTGAGAGCTTGGTGAAGATTTGTTCCGATCCTGCGATGCCGAAGAAGACTGCGGTGTACGAGTGGCTGTTGCGCCACCAAGAATTTGCGGACATATATGCGCGCGCGAGGGAAGACCAAGCCGACACATTGGCCGATGAGATTCACGCAATCAGTGACGAACTTCCCCAACAGATTGTTGATGACAAAGGTAAGACGCGTTATGACAGCGCTTACGTTCAATGGCAAAAGAATAGAGTAGACGCAAGGAAGTGGGTGGCCGCGAAGCTTAAACCTAAAAAGTATTCAGACAGGATTGCGCACGTCGGAGATAACGAAGCTGACTCGATCAATGTCAACGTAAACATATTTGACGAGATGCTAAAGAACCTAGAACTAAAGAGACAAACAAAATGACAGACCTTATAAACGGTTTCTACATACTAGGTGGACTTGTTGGCGCAGGATTCATCTTTATTATTATTGCTGACTACTTCGATGACAGACGTCGTTGAGTTACTTAAAGACAAAGAAGTAGAAGCGCAGTTCAAGTCACTACCTATTGCAAAACAAGTAGCGATAGCGTGGCGCATGAAGTGGTTAACGCAAGCGCATGATCACCAAATACTTCCACACGGTGATTGGGCGATATGGTTATTGTTAGGCGGCCGCGGTGCAGGTAAGACAAGAACATCCGCAGAACAGATTGGATGGTGGGCGTGGGAACAACCTAACACACGATGGTTAGTATCCGCACCGACAGCAATGGATGTACGCGGTACATGTATCGAAGGTGAGTCAGGATTGCTTAATGTGATACCTGAGATGTTGGTTGCAGACTATAACAAGTCATTACTCGAGATCAAGTTGACGAACGGCTCATTGATCAAAGGCATATCAGCATCCGAACCTGATCGCTTCCGCGGTGGACAATATCACGGGGCATGGCTAGATGAGTTAGCCGCGTGGGATTATCTGCAAGAAGCATGGGACATGATTATGTTCTCAGTTCGTTTAGGTAAAGACACAAGAATCATAGCGTCGACAACGCCAAGACCTAAAGACTTGATTGTTGATCTAGTAGGAAGAGCAGACGATGGATCAGGTGAGGTAGTCATGTCAACCGCGTCAACGTACGCGAACATTGCTAACTTAGCACCAAGCTTCCAACAACAGATCCTTCAGTACGAAGGAACGAAGCTAGGACGACAAGAGATTTATGCAGAACTTATTGACCCTGAAGAAGGCGGTATTGTTAAGCGTGATATGTTTAAGTTGTGGGATGCAAGGAAACCGTTTCCCAAGTTTGAATACATCATACAGTCTTACGATTGTGCTTACACCGAGAAGACGATCAACGACCCGACAGCTTGTCTAGTATTCGGATTGTTTAAGCCAACCGATGGGCCTATGTCAGTGATGCTGATAGACGCATGGCAAGAACGCATGCAGTATCCTGACCTAAGAAAGAAAGTGCAGGAAGAGTATGAAGTTAGTTATGGTGCAGATAGCGAGTCTGACGCAGGAGAGTTTGTCAAAGGTAAGCGAGTTGATCTCATCCTTGTCGAAGATAAGGCGAGTGGAATCAGTCTCATACAAGATATGCAACGGGCGCATCTACCTGTGCGAGCTTACAATCCCGGTAGAGCGGACAAAGTACAGAGACTTTCCATTGTTGCAAACATTATCGCTCATGGACGCGTGTGGATTCCCGAGTCAACAGTACGACGTGGATATGTACGTGATTGGGCCGAGGGCTTTGT